TGCGGCTAACTCTTGTTTTTCTGCTGTAGATAAATTTCTTTCGCTTGGTTTTGTACTATTTTCTAATCTATTTAATTCTGTTTGTAATGCTTGCGTAGGTCTAGCTTTTAAAGCTGTTGCAATATTTTTTATTGAAGCTTCTAAACCTCTTTGAATGTTTTGGTTTACCGCAGAAGGAGAAAGATACATTGCTTCTCCAGATCCACCAATGTCTAAAAAAGGACTTTTTCTATTTACTTTACCTGTTTCTGAAAAAGGAAATATGTG